ATTATTTGCACGGTCACGACTTTCGAGATGCTTACTTAGCTACCAAGTTCCTATCGAAAGCTAAATTTCTTGTGACTTCTGTTAACAAGAAACAAAAAGCACTCGATAGTTTTCTTTCTAGCGAAGTAAGCTGCAAAGAGATTAATAGAGATGATTTTCGAACAGCTCACCTAAAACATGATCTGTTCGAATGGGTGCATAATGCATCCATTCGAAAAATCGGGTTCATTCTCTCTAATTTTTCTGCCGACGAGTTTTTTGACTCAGCCAATTGGGGCCCTGGTGTTACTCAATTAATTAAGAGAGACACCAGTCCAACCAATAAGTTCCGGTTAGAAACCGGAATAACGCGAAACCTTCATAATTTTGTTGGCGGACTTTTCGCAGCCGCCTATCCAAACTGGAAGATAGAGAAATTTGTCTTTCAGAATGGGAACAAAATAGTGACTGTCCCTAAGAATTCTAAAACGGATCGTACCATTGCTATTGAACCCGGATTAAATCTCTGGTTTCAAAAAAGTATTGGTAGTATGATTCGTCGTCGACTTCGAAGGGTGGGCATAGACCTTAACTCGCAAACGAGAAATCAGCAACTCGCAAGAGTTGGTAGCAAGTTTGGTAACCTTGCTACAGTAGATTTTTCGAATGCTAGCGATTCAATAAGCGAGTCCACGGTGAGGAATTTATTACCCCCCCGTTGGTTCGCTTTGTTGGATACGACAAGGTCTAAGTTTGGCTCCCTAGGTAGCTCGACTCTCTATTATGAAAAGTTTTCCAGTATGGGAAACGGTTTCACTTTTGAGCTCGAATCGCTAATCTTTTACGCGTTAGCTGTAAGCTGCTGTGATTGCTTACAGCTAAACTCGTCTCAGGTCAGCGTCTACGGTGATGATGTTATTATTCCCGTAGAGTGCTACCAACTTTTCCGTGACATAGCTAAGATCTACGGTTTCACCGTTAATGAACAGAAAAGTTACTATTCTGGTCACTTTCGTGAAAGCTGCGGATCCCACTATTTTAAAGGAAAAGACTGCAAGCCTTACTATCTTAAGGAAGTAGTCAAAGGAGAAATAAGTACCTACTTAGCCGCCAATAACGTACGTCGGATATCTAAGCTAAACCAGTCGTTTGGCTGTGATATCAGATTTCGTGATTGTTGGCTATTTCTCAGGAACTTGGTCTCTCGACCCTGTTTAATCTCTGAGGGGTACGGCGACGGTGGTTTCATCAGTGATTTCGATGAGGCCACCCCGACGAAAGCAAGGCATTGTATCGAAGGATACTATGCTAAAGCTTGCTTATATTTACCCATAGGGTATTACTCCGACGACCACGCCTTGCTTTTAGCTAGGCTAAAGGGCCGCAGTGTCGATATTAGTTTTGGAAACAATACTAATATCAGGAGCCG